TATCTCTATTGTATCTACCCACGCGTCGGCTTTTACAACTTCCATTAGTCCGTCAAACGAATCTAGATAGATGTCGAAAAAGCCCTCGCCCGCGTTTGGTTCCTGCTTTACGATCATCGTGATAAGCAACCGAATATCCCGCCGCCAGTCCCCGCGTGATTCGCGGATATGTTCTAGGTTATAGGGTGCAATCGTTGTTTTCGGTGTCCCTGTTATTGCGTCTGATTCGGCAAACGGATCATAGGTAAACGCCACGTCATCGATGCGGCCCGTTGCGGCTGCATTGATCCGGGTTGCTAGTTGTCGGCCAAGGTCTGCATCACGCGGCAACTTCCCGGTCCTTTCTGGTATGGATTCGGAACGCTACACCGTAGGCATCGGAATCCTCGAAATGGGCCGAAGCGAAACTGTCACCGTTGACTAAGAACACGTTCCAATAGTCGCCGATTCGTTGCCAAATCTCGTCGTTTCGTTTCGGCTTTTGGTCATCGGACCAGACAAACGCGGATTGTGATATTGTGAAATCCCGGGTAACGGTTCGCAAAACGAAACCGTTTACGTCTGCCTGGTCGGTGACCAACTGCCCAACGACCGCCCGCATATCGTAAACCACGCCGGCCCGGATGTACCGAACCGGTTCTGACGTGGTTTCAATCATGCGGCGCTGTAGATAATCCGCCGCTTGCGCGAGCAGATTCGCCACTAGCCCACCGCGCCGTTGATTGCGACCTGTACGAAAAGTTCACCGGCAACGTAGACGGAATAAACCGTACCGATGTCGTAATCACCTGCCCCGGCAACCACCGCCTTTTCCGCGGTCGCATCCCAGCCAACGGTTGCGCCGTGGGCGAACGCGGTATCGTCCGGGTTGTCGATTTTGTAAACCCCGGCAACCCGCAACGCGCCGAGCGTACCGTTTGCGATCAGGTTATCGGCGATACCAACGCCGATTCCTACGCCGTCAACAATCTCGCCCGGTTCTACGTCCGCGAGTACCGCGGTGTAATCGGCGAAAACGCCGGATTGAAAAAAGCTATTCATTATTCGTTTTCCTCTAAAGGATCAGTTTTTGAAAGTTGAAAGTTCGATCACTCGCCAGCCAGTTTAACGGCCAACCGTTGATCCCAGAGAGCCACGCCGAAGTCAAACACGCCCCGCATTTGAACGCCCAACTGGTTAAAATCCACGTCGGATTGGGAAATAACCGGCGTCCGTTGTCCGCGTAGATAGGCGATATTAATTACCGCGGTATCCGTCGGATTCGGCAGCAAATACCACTCGTTTTCAGTGGTTGCCACTTGCGACAAATGGGGGCTGGCTAGTGGCTTGAATTGCCCTTGCCACTGGTTTTCGATGGTTTCCTTTGTGGAAGCATCGGTGAACCGGTAACTGGCGTCGTTGAACAGTTTACGGGCCTGTACCGCGTTCTTATTCGTCGTCAGAAGCAAAGCCGGCTCAATCATCACGGGGTTACCCTGACTGTCCACCTGATCCAGAAACAGCTTGTAAGCCGTCCCGAGCGAATCGATGTCCAACGCGGTAGCCGCACCCGCGGCATAGTTGGCCTTTTTCTTGGCGGTCGAAGTCGAAAAGAAAAAGTTAGTAGATGCGGCCCCGGTCGATGCACCGGCTAGTAACGACATCACCGATTTTTCGAGCGTCGTTGCTGCCATCTTTCCCAACAGGCTCGGAATCGCGAGCATCGCGCCGAGGTCGTCGTTGATAAGCATTTGCCGCGTGATCCCAAACATCCGGCCGTAAGTTTTGACCTGATTAGAAAGGGTTTCCTCGGTCAACGTACTGCTCTTGATTTCCCCGGTAGCCCCGAGTTCCTCAAAATCACCCGCCTCGGTCATCCGGTAGCGGTCGAATTGCTTAAAATCCGTCGTATCGGTTTCGGCACAAAACTGGCGGGCGACGCCGGTTCCCGTGTTATAGCTCTGGAGCATCGCTTTATTAGCTACGCGGCTCAAGATTCCCGGTAGGCTGATCGTTGAGAAACCAGCCGACGCCCGGACGCTATGGCCGCACTCAAGAGCCGAGGCCAAAACGGTGTCGTCGATGCTTTGCCCAGGCGTAACGCTTTTCCCGTGAGCGTGCAATACCAAATGGATCAGCTTGTGAACGTTGAAACCACGCAAACCCGCGGCTTCGTTCATCGCCTTATCTGCGGCCTGTGCGCCAACCTCGGTTTTGAGCGATTCGGCTACTGTTTCCTCGGCCATCCCGATAGATGCACAAAGGGCCGCGGTGATTGCGTGGCAATCCGCCCCGGCGTAGGCCGGGGCCGAGGATGCCCCATTGGGCAACGGCCGGGACGCTTTGAGTAATTCAAGCTCGAACGTTTCGGGGCTGATATTTCCCGTGATAGCTTGCGCCTCGAGCCGGTCAATCAAAGCATCGTCGCAACGGTCCGCGTATTGTGCGGAAACGCGGGCGATTCTTTTAAGTTCCTTAGAAACGCCAACGGCCTCGGCCCGCATTTCTTCGATTGCGTTTGACGCTTTCAGCTTTTGCAATTCTGCCGCGTCGTCAGATTGGTTTTCCGCGTCAAAGGCTGCGCGTAAGGTTTTCCGTTGGGAATCGCTTACGTCCTCGAATCCTTGCGCCTCTAGCCACTGTTCAAAATCCATATTGTCACCGGTTAGGGTTTGGGTTGCTGCGATAGATGTTGTTGCGCGGTCCGCGTCTGCCCCAACGCTGACAACGCTAGTTTCGGTCCACAAAAAAGCATTAACGACGTAAACCGGACCAGTTTGGTTTCGGCCGTTCACTTGTACTGTTTTGCCGGCTTTTATAAATACCGGCTTTTCGGTCATTCGTCCGCCGATGCTCGCTTGCCACGGGTAACCGTTTCGGCTTGCCTCTATTACCTGTTTCGCATCGTCTGACGTTTGGCTGATTGTTCCTTCCACCTGCAACGAATCGGCCGCGACGATGGGCCGACCGTGACCGACGGGCCGTTTCCCGTCGTGGTCCCGCAAAATGGGTATGCTTTCGGCGTCCCCGTGTACTTCGACCCCATCGGCCGAAATGATAGCAGGATGGGCGAAATTGCCCAAATGTAGCCGGCCACCGTTGTAGGCTTGCATCGTGAAAGATGGTGATTTTCCATCACCCTCGGCCGCTGTCAGGTTAACTAACCCCGCGCTAAACCGGATCGGCTGATTGATTCGCTTGCGGCGCTTCGCTCGGCTGCTCATTTTCGGTTCCTTCCTCGGTTTCCGCCGTTACCGCGTTCCCGTTGCTAAACAGGGACGCGCCTAACAGTTTCCTATATCCCTCTACATTTGGCAATCCGTCGGGATCGACGATGCCAAACGAAACCGCGGCTTGTGCATCGATTTCGTCCATATTTAGCCCCGATTCTTTCATTTCGTGGGCGCGGCTGGTCGTTCCGCTTTGAAGCCGGGTACGTTGGGCGTTCGCCTCTTTCCCGGGGTCAACGTGGGGCCGCTTGTCCCATTCCCAGCTATGGCCTACTCGCATGGCGATTCCCGCGGTCCCAAATCGGGAGGCTGAATCGAGTACGCCCGTGGCGATGCTGGCGGGCAAAATCCCAAGCAAAGCAGACTCGAGCAACCAATCACCCAAAAGCCTATCTAGGATTTCGGTTTCTATTCGGCTTTGGCTTACCCTTAACGCCCGGTCGTATACCTGGTGATCCAGCCGCCCCGAGGCATAGTTGTAACCAGACGAATCGGCCGCGGCCACGTTGTACGGCATGCAGACGCATCGGCTTACCTCGTTCAAGATTTCCCGCTTGAACATCTGGTAAGTCGTTGCCGGGTGGTCTGGGTTGACCTGGCCTAGCTTGTATTCGTTTGGTAGGACTGTCGCCGCGTTCCTGCGCAGTTCTACCGTTTCCCAAGCTAAGTCTTGGTCGATGGATTCGGCCGGGGCGTCGGTTTGCAGCACCATAGCGTGATTGGCCGCGGTTTCGGCCGCTGCGACCGTTGCCAGCGTAAACCGACGCATGAACGCGAACAGGGGCAACGCTGTAACCACTTCGGAAATCCCGCGGTGTTGCTCGGGCCGATCTTGCCGGTAGAAATGGATAATCTGATCCCGCCGAAACGTGTTAAATTCCATCAAGTTAGCGGCCGATGGTGACCCGGGGTGTACCTTTAGGATGTCATACGCGGCCGGGTTGCCATATTCGTCTAGATGTATTCCATCGACGTAATCGGCGGAATCCCAAACGCCAGCCGGGGACGTTAGCCGGTCCGCCTCTACCAACTGAATATCTAGTTTCACCTCGGCCGGGATCGGCGGGTTTGTGACGATCTTGGCGATTGCTTCACCGTCGATGGTCTTACTGGTAACCATCGTCCGCAACTTATCAGCTAACCGAATAGCCGTTGCCCAATAACTAAACTCCCGTTCCACGTCCACCGCGACGGGTTCGGTTAGGTGAAGTTGCAGACGCGGCCCGGTTCCTACGGTGTCCTGGCTGATTGTCTCGAGTATGCCACGGCCATAGCTGTTGTTCTCGAGTACTTCATACCGCGCACGGTTGCGGATGTTCTGGCGTACCTGCGGTGACCCGGACGCGTCCGCGGATGCACCGTTGGCAAACGACCAATGATTAGCGTTATCCTGATCGTAATTTCCCGCGTCAAAACTAGCTTTGATCGGCTTTGCCATCAGTTCCCTCGGGCGCTAGG